ATACGGCGACCACCGAGATCTACACAGAGTAGATCGTCGGCAGCGTCAGATGTGTATAAGAGACAGGTATATAGTTTGCCAATGGTGAGCTACACAACGAGTTAATATTTTGACGCACACCATTTATAGTAAAATCGTATATTGTGTTATCATTTTGCCACACACCACTTGCACTAAAGAAATAGTGTCCAGTTATGGGTGCTGTAAATCTACCATTAGCAGGTGTGTAACTAGTTGTATTATCTGTGAGCACATTATTATAATCAATAACACCGGCACCTGAAATACTCCCATCTGTTAAACGGACGGTAAAAGCGGGTACATTAGTTTGTGTAACGTGACCACTCACCGCGACATTACCCAAAGCTATTAACGATGTGTTAGTATTTGTAAATTGTACAGTATTAGATGTTACATTTGAGACGTTAACAACGCTTCCAAACGATTGTAACGCGTTTACAGTAACTGTATTCATTATTAAATTTGTGGTCGTCACATTAGCAACATTAAGTTCGTATGCGCTGATATTACCACCCACTTCAAGTGTAGAAGATGGATTAACGACACCTATACCTACATTTCCTGCAGTATAACTCAAAGCATCCGGACTTGTTTCTATTGTCCATGGAGTACTTACAAATAGTGATCCGCCTTGATACAATCCACCCGAAAAGTTTACGTCACCAGTAACATCTAATGTAAACCCTGGGTCAGTTTTTCCAACACCAACTCTATTAGAAATAGAATCTACATGAAGAGTCGTACCATCCACATTTAGATTTGATGAAATGTAAGCTGCATCTGCATATACATTTCCACTTATACCCGCACCTCCTGTTACTTGAAGAGCGCCAGTGGTTTTTGAAGTAGCTGCAGCTGTACCAGTCACTATAACATTTGAACTTGTGGTAATATTTGAAGTTACAAATGCGTTACCAACAACGTGAAGTTCGCCAGTGGGCGTCGCAGTTTTTATACCAACACGGTCTAAAGTTGTATCAACCTTTAAGACATTTGTATCGACTGTAACATCCCCCGTAAAAGTACCTGTTGTCCCACTCACAGCACCTGTAAAAGTACCCGTTGTCCCACTCACAGCACCTGTAAAAGTACCTGTTGTCCCACTCACGGCGCCACTGAAATCACCGGCGACACCACTCACATCACCCGTAAAAGTACCTGTTGTCCCACTCACAGCACCCGTAAAAGTACCCGTTGTCCCATTTAAAGCACCACTGAAATCACCGGTTGTCGCAGTGAATGCCCCAACATTTGCAGTTCCTCTTACATCCAAATCAAAACCGGGTGACACTGTTTTAATACCCACACGCTCACCAAAAGTACCAGTTTCATATACTGCTAAGTTGTTTTGTACCAATGCGTTACCGAGCAAATCAATTCTCAGTAAAGTGCCATCATCATGTTGATGATGTAAAATATGGTTATCTGTAAATGTATTTTGTGTGTATCCCACGGAGAACCTGTGTTCATCTGCGTGGTGTATAATTGCAACATTTGCGAATGTACCGAGATCTTGATGTTCTATGATAAAACCACTGTCCAACCCTGTGGCGCTATTGTTTGCACCCACACCAAAAATTCTATCTGAAATGGTAATAGAAGTTGATGAAATAATTGTTGTATTACCACCGAGTGTAATGTTACCTAAGAACTCAGCTTCATTTGCTGATATCACATATTTACCTTCATTTGTAACATATACTGGCGACTTTACAAAATATCCATTTGTATCCACCATGGGTAAGTATTTATTATTTGGATCTGCGAGACCTACCACTGAAATGTTACTTGTAATATTCACATTCCCAGTTGTTGTGAGACCAGTCACATTAATTGTATTTGCCACAGTGTTACCAGTATTCACAACTTGTTCCAAAGTTTGAAGTTTTGTAAGAAGGTTTACTGGGTCAATCTTATTTAAGGTATTTCTACCCGCCGATCCATCCGTGTACACATACGCAGGTGTTTGTGTAATAACATTCGCATTTGGAATAGCATTTGTACGACCAACACCAGTTACGGACACAATACCTTGTGTTGCGTGTGGTTTTACCACGAGACCAACGTTTTGAATAAGGTTGGGGAGGCCGTTAAAGATACCTGTAGGGGCAACATTTGAGAGACCCCCAGGTACAGTATTACTCACATAGACCGTTTCACCTTCTACAGCATTAGGAATTGGGATACTATCGGCACGCCCAAATGTAACAATGAGACCCTGTCCATTTAGAGCTAAATCCTGGTATACAATACCAATCGCAGGCATTTTCGTGGGGTCGCGAGCATCCGCTTTATTAACAACAAATGTATCATTACCAACCGCACCAGTCGCATACACAACATCACCTTTAGTTAATGCGGCTGCAGCCTTTGCATACAAGAATGTGTGATTTTGAAGTTGGTTCGTCCAGTTTGAACCATTATACACGAGCATATCTTCGTTAGCGAGTGCTTTTTGACCTATGACGACATTTGCTAACTGATCCAATTTAACCTCAACATTTGAAGTAAGATTAGTCTTGAGCGCAGTTGTTGCATTTGTAAGATTTAATACACCCGCAATACTGGTATTTCCAGTTGTAAGTACATTACCGGTAACGATGAGATTCTTATTGGCATAAATATTACCAGTTGTATAAGAATTTCCAGTCACGAGAAGATCCTTCTTTGCGTACACATTTCCACTCACATTGAGACTACTTGTAACATTGGTATTACCTGTGCTATATATGTTGCCAGTGACAAGAAGATCCTTGTACGCGACAACATTACCATCGGCATAGACATTCCCCACGACCTCAATATCTTTATTGGCATAGACGTTGCCAGTGATATTAAGACTACTTGTGACATTGGTATTACCTGTGCTATATATATTGCCAGTTACAAGAAGATCTTTGTACGCAACAACATTTCCATTAGTATAAGTATTTCCAGACACGAGAAGGTCTTTGTAGGCAACAACATTACCATCGGCATACACATTTCCCACGACCTCAAGATCCTTATCTGCGTAGACATTTCCAGAGATGGTCAACTCTTTAGTGACCAAAACATTTTGGGACACATACACATTTCCGCTAACAAGAAGATCTTTATAGGTTACAACATTTCCATCTACATATGTATTCCCCACAACCTCAAGATCCTTATCGGCGTAGACATTTCCGGAGACGGTCAACTCTTTGGTGACTGAGACATTTTGAGACACATACACATTTCCGGTGACGAGTAGGTCTTCATGTCCATAAATATTAGCATCTATGTGCGTTAAACCGTATACATGCACATTAATGTCTTCATCTGTTTTAGGTATAAGTGTTTTATCGGTGGGTTTTGAATCTGTGTACGCAATTGCGAATTCACTTGTTCCCTCACGATAACCAATAACTACATTAGATAGTGCATCTGGGCGATGCATGAGGAGACCCAAATCAAGCGTTGTATCTCCAGAAGTATTGTCTTTACCCAATTCCACAATTGCATCCTTGATGGATGTATTTTCGGTATAAATAACTGTCGTATCTCCATTTACAGTAAGATTCCCCTCAATAATCATATCCCGGAGAACTGCAACATTTCCAGAAACAACCAAAACATTTGAACCAAACTCGTCAATGTAAAGGTTTGAACCAACACTCACAGTGTGATTGGCAAACGTATTTACTATACCAATATTTCCATAAGTTACAAAACCTGTAGGACCTGACAATATCAATGTATTTGCTGTAATATTACTACGATTTGTAACAATATCAAGCGTAGCACCACCAACCAGAGCTGCTGCCGATTCACCAGATTCTGTAATTTCTTTAGTATTTCTGTCGTACATAAGAAGTACAACTTCTGGAGTTTGATAATCAGTCCTGTTCCTGATAGGCGACAAATACACTGCATTACTGTATGGTGTTGGAACCAATGTATTACTCGCGTTAAAGACAATGGTATTTTCCTCCTGATCGGTAGAATCGGGGACATGCTTACCAAACCTAATCTTGGTAGATCTCTCTACTGACGGTAAGTTCTTGACCATTTAATATAGGAGGGTAAATTAATTTGCGTAGAGCAGTCCTGCCATACCATTTTGTATACGCAAAATGTTATAGTTTACTGCGTAAATTGGGTCATTAATAGGCATACTTTCACTCATAATCTTTGCGGATTCTATACGACTAAAATTGAGAGTTCCTGTGGGTTGGAGAGAACTCGTCATGAGACAAAAACAATAAAGGAAGAAATCTGGAGATGTAACAAAGTTTGTATGATAGTAATTCATAACATCGATGTAGTGAGGTTTTCCCCATCTGTAGTTTCCAAGTTCAACGCCATTTATACTTAATTTAACTTTGTTTGTTGGTGATGTAAGAGCACCATTTGTTGTAGTATCCGATGACGCGAGATACTTCACTGGGTGGTTGAAAATTAAATCTTGAACAATTTCACCGCTTGGAATATTTTTTTGTACTTGGGTGATGAGAAGATTGTGTTCTCTTGTGGCGATGTTACCTCTCTCTTCGTTATCAAGGTAATAATAATTGGCATACATTTCAATGTTGTAATTGGCGGCTTGCGATCCCCAATGAATACGTAGTTCTACATTATGATAATTGAGAGCAACGAGGGGAAGGGCGCATTGTGGTCCTTCACAGAAAAAGAAGCGAAGTGGATAAAAGTATGAACGAGCATGCACACCTGGGTGAGTACCAATAGCACTGCGTGAAATGTTTTGTGCGAATGTATCAATAGCAATTTTTTCTGTAAAAATGCTATCTTGTGTATCAATGACAGAACCGCCTATGAGAAGTTCTACTTTATCGATGATTAAATCCCAACGAGAACTATCTAAAGCCTGTGTTGTGTCATCTATAGTCAAATAGATATATCCGAGAAGATCCCCAGATTTTTCAATTTGAACACTTGACATTGAATTATTTTTCACATCTCCGCGTATTGTCTGCTTCTCGACGGATTGTGAAAAATTAGAGTGTCGTTTAAAGGTTGAACTAAAAAACGATATCTCAGGGTTGCCCATAATGTACTCATCCTGAGCACCAATTGCTACAAGTTGAACAATACCCGAAGACATGTTATTACTACTTTAAAGGGAGAAAATTACAGGTTTGGTTTTCTACACACAAATCTCAAAACTAAGAAATTTGCACCCGCATCAGTTGAATTTTTAATTGTATTACCATTTTGATCTCTAATGGTCACGGTAAGGCGATCAATTCTTCTGATTGGATTAATATATTGTGTGATGATTGGATAGTTGTCTTTAAAGACAACGAGGGAATTACCAGCATCGTGAGTAGCATTGTCGGTGACAATACTCGCGAAAGATCCTCTGAGCATACTTAAATGCCCTTGTCCAGTGAGAACATTTGAAGCTCTATCACTAAAGATGGAGTCCAACTCTTCAATGGAAACATAGCAATGTTCGGTTACCACATTTGAGTGAATGTGCGCCGCGAGGAGTCTGGCCTGAACCACATTTTTTAGGGGTTGTTGAAGATGACAAGTAAAAGTGTTGGCACTTTCTTGTCCAATTGAGTCAACTGTTATGGTGTGATACTCATAGTCAAGATCTGGAATAGTTTGAAGTGAAGTCACCAAAGCCATTTAGTATTAGCTTAGATTAAAGATCCACCAATTCCATCTTCAATCTCGTAACCCGCTTGTTCTGCAACGAGTTGTTCAGAACCACACACACCACCTGGAGTCAAACTCTTGGTGTAGGTGCTACCTTCACTGGTGTGACCTGGGGCACACTCAATACGATGCTCAAGATCAAAGATGGACTTTTCATTAATCGCCTTAATGGTGATTGGTCTGGGCTGGTACTTGCTGGTGTTTTTCAACATACCGAGTACAAAAATCAAAACGATCAAAGTGACAATAGTCACAATGGCGTTTCGGTTGGCACGGTTAAGGTTGAACATTTTATAATGTATACATATATTTTTTCTAAAGTGCGTTAAAGGTTATTTAATAGTTTCCTATTAGAGAGTAGATGGACGAAGAAATTGTCATTGATCGTGGAAATACTACTGTGATGAAACTGGATGCTGATGAACAGGCTTTGATGGATGAAATTGAAATTTCAACCCCTCGTCCTCAGCCTGTACGACGTCCAGTGCCTCAGCATGTGCGTAGACCACCACAAATGGAACACCAAGAAGCTATGGATGCTTTTGTAAATCCAACCAAACAATCTGCCCCACAACAATCACACCAACAAGAAGAAGAAATTGACTATGGCGAAGATGAACCAATGTTCTTTGATGATGCCGATGATGGTCCTGGAATGCAGGAAGAGCAACCCTCTAAGGGATATAGCTCTGTAGATGAAGAAAAGAGTGATCTCATTAATAAATTGGGTCGCCTTGAAAAGAAAGGTTTTGCTGTAAATAAGAGACTCAATGCCTATTCCAATGTTGAAGAATTGAGAACGGAAGTCAAGCGAATTACATACAGTATTGATGTTGAACAGTCACTTCGTTTCAGTAGACGGATGTTGGTGGCGTGTGTCACAGGTCTTGAATTCCTTAACAAACGCTACAACCCCTTTGAAATCCAACTTGAAGGTTGGTCTGAATCAGTCATGGAAAATGTTGACGATTACGATACAGTTTTTGAGGAGCTCTATGTAAAGTATAGATCCAAGGTAAATGTTGCACCAGAAGTCAAGCTTATTATGATGTTGGGTGGTTCAGCGATGATGTTCCACTTGACAAATAGTATGTTCAAGAGTGCCCTTCCCAACATGAATGATGTCTTGAAACAAAACCCAGATTTGTTAAAGAATATGATGTCTGCAGTTCAAAACACAACTCGTCAACCAAGTGAAGCGGCTCCAGTTGGCGGTACTGGACAGTACGAAATGCAAGGACCTGGAATTGACATTTCCAGTCTTATGGGTGGTGTGATGATGCCTCCACCTCCACCAATGAATACGACTCAGATTCCAGTGACTGAAGATGATGACGATATTTCCGATATTGTCTCAATTTCAGGAGAATCTACGGGTGGTGAGGTGAAGGAAGTCAATGTTGATGCCTCTAAATCAAAGCGTGGTCGTAAAAAGAAGAAGATGGAAATTAATCTCTAAGTACAGTATAAATGATAGGCTACTGTCCTTTGGAGGAACTTGAACCTCCCGTCAGACAACAGCAACCTGTTGTTAAACCAGAGGTTGAAAGTAAGCCTGTGGTCACAGGTCTCGAAGAAACTGAATGTAATTACGTCGTCATGGCTTTCATTGTCGGCGTTCTATTCTTAGCCGTCTCTGATTCCA